CGTGAATCCTGCAAGGTCGCTTGGCAAGACATCTTGGATATCTCTTTCGTCAACAATTCCATCTGCAATATGCCCTGCCTTTATGAGTTCGCGCAGCCATGCAGCGGCATGTTTGTCGATTTCGTTGTAATACGATGTCATGACGCATCCAGCCCATTGCGCTGCAATGCCCTCAATCCGTCGGCATGCGTGTATTCGGGGCGCGAGAAGTCGACGCCGATCACTCGCCTCAGTGAGGCGATGTACAAATCAGTCTCGTCGCTCGGCAAGCCCTTGAGCGCTTCCCGGTGCGCCTCCGGCAGCGGAAACGGCAGCGCTCGGAATTCGATCGTTGGTCCGGTCGGGATCGGAAGGACTCGCAGGGGGTGTATCGACAGGTCCATCATGCGGCCTTTCTCATCTCGTTCATCTCGATCATCTCGGCCATCTCAATCAGTATCTGCTCGATCATCACGGCCTCCTTGACCTCTGCCACCGAATGCTTGATCAGGTTGTTTTCAACAGCCATGAGCATGCGCAGCGAGGCGTCAACGTGCTCGACCTCAAGCGGCACGCCGGCCGCTAGGCGCTGCTCGATGCGCAACAGTGGCGCGGTGTCGATGTGCGGGCAGATGCGTTCCATCAGCGCCCGGAATCCGGCCGCGCAGTAGTCGATTCGAGCGTAGTCGTCGCTGGCGTGCAGTCGGGTGACGGCGTAGCCCCGTATCGAGTCAGCCTCGCCGGTGGCGCGAATCTGGCGCAGGCACTTGCGCATGGGCAAGAGCCATGCGCGCGCTTGGCGGCGGGTGATCCTCTTCACATTCCGTCCTTGTGCCTTGCCCAAGCTTTGCACTCTCGACGCGCGATTGCCGAGCCTATCGCCATAATTGCGTGTTCGCACTTCTGAACACCTGTCAGCAGTCGCCGTTGCTTGCGGTACGTCCGCGTCTTGCGCTTGATCATTTGCCCGGCCCCAGGTAGATCGCCTGGGCGTCCAGCATCCTGTCCAGTTCCGACTTGTAGCCGGCGACCGCAGCGGTGATCGGCGCAGTGATGCGCTCGACAATCTCGCGCGCCGCTTTTGCCGCAAGGTATTGCCGGCGATTCGGCGCCGACTCAATCAGGTATGCGCCATTCGGGCGCCGAGTGATTTCCTCGGTCATGATGCGCTCCCCCGGCAGTGCATGCGGTGAGCCTTCCGGCGGCGAAGCTTGATCGCCTCGCGCTTGGCCTGCGCAACGCCTTTGCCGACGCGTTCGTATTTATTCGGCAAGGATTGAATCATTCCACCAGACGGCATCATGTTTCTTCCAGTGTCGTGCCATGCCGCGGATATCCCGGCAATGGCGAGCAGTGCGGAAATCCCTCTCATTTTTCCTCCCGTAGAAAAAGGCGCTCCCGGAGCGCGTAACCCATCAGCGGCCAGACCTTGGCGATGGCGTTTTGCCGTGCGATCTTCCGGCCAAGCTCAGCGTCGAAGTTTTCCGGGCTGACACACGCTGACTCGCCGGTGACGGTGAATCCGTTGCGCAAAACGAGGACGCAGAAGGTCAGCAGCTTCAGGGGAGTTTCGTAAGAGTACGGAACGCCGCCGCGGTGCTCGATTTCTCCCTTGATTCCATTCTCGGCAGTAAAGAAGTATTCGCTGGTGATGCTCTCCTCGATATCATCCATAGTGACACGCGGCGCAGTCAGACCCTTGTCCTGGATTTCCTGCTCGATTTCTTCGGGTTTCATTTCGTTTCCTCAATCAGTTTCGTCAGAACATCGCTGGCACACCGGATCGTGTCCAGCAGGCAACGCACTTCCCGCTTCAACAGCCGAATCTCGACATGCAGCGATTCGTTTTCTGCCGCCAGAGCGTCGAATGCCGATTCAGCGGCTTCCATGTCGCCGGACTCAAATGGTCCGAACGATCCGACGCTCACGACAAACCCCTTGCTGTCGTCCATGTGATTTGCGATTCGTGACAAAACCTGGTGCGGGTAGCGCTCAAGATCGTCAGTTCCTGCGTGTTCTTTTCTGGCGTCACTGGCGGCGCATCGATAGCTTCCATGTCGCCACCATCGAACGGGCCACAATTTCCGGCGCTCACGACATCAATCCTGCTTTTGCAGCAGCCCTGAGCACAAATCCGCACTTGATGCGGACGGTTTCGCGCATCAGTTCTGCAAAGCCCTTGCTGTCGTCCAAAATCGTGGCGATTTCGGACAAGACCTGGTGCTGGTAGCGCGCCAGGTCGATCAGCGCCTGCGTGTCCTTCTCCGGCACGACAAGCGCCGCTGCCAGTTCGCCGTTGCCGTCAAGCAACGCAGCGATTGCTTCCTGGTCGGCCGCACGGAATGCGCCTTTGCATTCTTCAATACTCATTTTTCCCCCTTGTTATGCGCCTTTCCGGCGCGACTCCGACAATCCCGAATTGCCGTCGGCAACCCTAACCACCACTCTTTCCTCTGGCATGGCTACAGAAAAAGAAAAGCCGACCCCGAGAGGCCGGCAAAGGCCCGCGCGACCAGACGGGAAACGCGGGCACAGGAGGAAATCATGACAACAGCCAGTTCAGCAGGTATGCCGCAAAGATGGCGGCTGCTGCGGCTGCGAACGCGGGAACGAGCGGCTGCTGGTGGTTGGTGCTCATGCGGCCACCTGCCGACAGAACACGCACAGCGGGTCCGCCTTGACTTTTTTTTCATCCTCGATTACCGACAGCCAATCGGTATCTTCGTGCATCGTGCGGTTGCACTCAGGGCACTGCCAGACGATCTGCAGTCGCCCGTCCTCTACTTCGAGGCGCCCGCGCAGATCAGCGCCGGCAATGCCAACATCGCCGTGCGGGACATCGCATTCCGGGCAGGTCGCGCATGCGGTGCCTCGAGCAACGGGTCTGCCAAGACCGTCCCGGTCTGGTTGTCCTGCGTACTGCATGCAGGATGCGCGACGGAAGGCGGTGATCATGCGGCAACCCGCTCGCTGGAGTTCCGCAGCACGGCCCAGTCCACATCAGGCCGGATGTCCTCGCAGCGAACGGCGCCTTTGGTGGCGCGCTCGATAGATGGGCAATGCGCTGCCGGCACGTTCCCGCGCCGCGTCCAGTTGCAAACCGTTTGCACGGACCTTCCGATAGACCTTGCCAAAGCAGCCGGGCCGCCGGAGATTTCAATTGCTCGTGTAAGTGCGTTCATGAGCCAATGATACACACGTGGGGATTGAAAAGTCAACACGTGGGATAGGCGGGCACAACGTTCGGGAGCCACGTGATAGCAGTATCAGCGCGGGCCGTGACCGCCAACAAATAGCGCCACTTTCCGCAGATTCCGCGCCAGTGTTCCGCGTTTCGCACTCGCGGAATTTTTTTGTGCCTACGCTCCCCACGCGTTGACAATCCTCAACACGTGTGTAGAATACATCCATCGGTTCCCAGTGCATCCCACCCGACTCCCGGCCCCGGCGGTTTGAGCCTTGCCCGTCCGGACACAAGGCTAAGGGCACGACATTACCCTGGCCTGCTGCGAGAGCCGATACCCGCAAGCCGCTTCACTATCACCGAGGAAAACAAAGTGATCCAGATCAAAAACCGATTCACCGGAAACGTATTGAAGGAGGTTGACGCCGCCAACCTGCGCGGCGCCAACCTGCGCGGCGCCAACCTGCGCGCCTCCGGCCTGTGCGCCGCCGACCTGCGCTCCGCCGACCTGCGCGATGCCGACGTGCGCGACGCCGACCTGCGCGGCGCCAACCTGCGCGGCGCCAACCTGCGCGGCGCCAACCTGCGCGGCGCCGACCTGCGCTACGCCGACCTGTGCGACGCCGACCTGGGCTACGCCGACCTGGGCTACGCCGACCTGTGCGGCGCCAACCTGTGCGGCGAAAAACTCAAATCGATTCCGGTTTTCATCTACGGACTGAAATGGTTCGTGACGGTTACAAACGAGTTTTTGACCATCGGGTGCCAGCGCCACACACACGCCGAGTGGGCAGCGTTCAGCGACGAACAAATCTCGGACATGGACGAAGGCGCGCTTAATTTTTGGCAGATGTGGAAACCCTCGCTGCTTTCCGTCTGTGCCGTTCAAGCAGCAGTCAAGTAAGGGCCGCCAGCCGCGAGATGGACGCGCTGTTTGCCTGAGACTCGCAAGCCGCTTCACGCGCACCTTTCACGAGCTGTACCGCCAACAGAAGAGCGTTGTGCCGTGCATAAGAGAAGGCGAGGCGGCTTCCGAGTCACTGGCCACCGCGATCGACGGCGGATATCAGGTCGAGCAACTAAGGAAGCTGGCGCTGGGGCGGGAATCCCGGCCAGTGACACCACATCAACCAAGGAGGAAGAGATGCTTGAGTACGTTTTTTTGGTGCTGTCCGTGCCTGCAGCGCTGCTTGTTGCGCAGTGCATCGGCGCCATGGGCGCCGAAGAAGAGGCGGACCACGACGCGTGGCGCGCGCTCGGTGGCGGAGATGAAGGCCATGAATGAGCGCGCCATTGAAGTGCTGAGCGCCATCGTCGCAGAGGCCGCAGGACACGAACCGGCGTTCAGCGCCGACTCATATTTGCCTCCGCATCTGATCCACGATGCGAGGAAGGTGATTGATGATCACGAGCGTTTCCACGAGCAGGCCATCGCTCGCCGTCAGCAGGAAGCAACAGAAGTTCAGCCGGAGAAAGCGTACCGGCTTGAGCACGGCATCAGGATTGCCGAAGACCATTATCTGGGGTGCCGCTGATGAATCCGCTGCTAGCCCTGCTGGTAATCATTCTGGCGTTCGGAGTCGTCGGGCGCATTGACTACGAGTGCGCTCAGATGTCTGCGCACCCAGCAACCACTTACGCGAGCACCCACAATGCAAGCAAATAAGTTCACCGAATTCGGCGCCGGAGACGCGCCGACCTGGCCAGCCTACGCCAGCCACCCGCTTGACCCGCGCGCGCCAATGGACGACGACGAGGACCCAACGCTCGATGTCATCAGCGACGTCCGCAGCTTCCTGGCCACGGCGGAAGTAGCCGCCAGCAAGGGAGACCTGGCCAAAGCCCGTCAGGCACTGATCGAGGCGCGCCTGTCGTTGGAAGAGCTTGTCGGGGTGGAGCAATGACCCAACACGACCGCACAGCATTCATTGGCGGAAGCGACGTTGCCGCCATCCTTGGCGTATCACTATGGAAAAGCCAATTCCAACTCTATCAAGAGAAGATCGGCGTTTTCTGCGAAGAAATCACCAGGGAAAAGCAGCGCCTATTCGACCGCGGCCACCGCTGGGAGCCAGTTGTTGTCGAGATGCTCGTCGACGAACTGATGGATCGCGGGCACGACGTGCAGATCATCGACCGCAACGCCAGGTATCAGGATGCCGAGTATCCGTTTATCGCCTGCGAACTTGACTTGGAACTGCTCATCGACGGCGAGGAGCACAACGCGGAAATCAAGACCGTCAGCCCGTTCGCCGCCAAGGCCTGGGGAGAGCAGGACACAGACGAGATCCCGCTCTACTACGCCGCCCAGGTCATGCACGGCCTGATGGTCAAGCCGCGCAAGCGGGCCATCGTAGCGGCTTTGATTGGCGTCGACGACCTGCGCCTGCACCAGATCGAGCGAGACGAGGAAACCATCTCCGCCATACGGGCCAAGGAGGTTGAATTCTGGCGCCGGGTTCAGGAGCGCGACGCGCCGGAGCCGACAACGGCCGATGACGTGAAATGGCTCTACGCCAGGGACGGCGGGATTGTCATGGAGGCGGACGAAGAGCTGGTCCGGCTGTGCGAAGAAATCAGGCAGGGAAAGGACATCGCAAAGCAATGTGACGCGCGAATCGAGACGCTATCCACGCGCCTCAAGTGCGCCATGGGCCACGCCTCGACGCTGGTTTATCAGGGGCAGAAGCTGGCCACGTGGAAGAGCAACAAGAGCAGCCGGACGACGGACTGGAAGGCCGCATTTTCGGACCTGTGCATAGCCGCAAACGTCGGCGAATTGTGCGGGCAAATGATCGAAAGGCACATCACCACCAGGCCGGGAGCCCGGCCGCTACTCATCAAGTGAGGATCAAGACATGACTACAGCAGATCTCAAGGCAGTTGCCACCGGCGAGGCTCAACAGCAACGCCTCGCCGACATGAAACCCAAAGAGCAGATCGCCTACCTGCTCAAGCAGAAAGCCGGCGAAATCGCCAAGATGCTACCGAAGCATCTCAACGCCGAGCGACTCATGAAGGTGGCGCAGATCGCCGCCACGACCACGCCAGCCCTCGCCAAGTGCGATGTCGCGTCACTCGTCGGCGCCATCGGCCAGTGCGCGCAAATGGGCTTGGAGCCCAACACCGTGCTTGGGCATGCCTACCTCGTTCCATTCAACACCAAGCGCAAGGACGCCAATGGCGGTGAGCGCTGGGTGAATTCGGTTCAGGTCATCATCGGGTACAAGGGCCTGATCGACCTCGCGCGCCGCTCCGGGCAGATTGTCAGCATTGCCGCTCACGAGGTTTGCGACGCAGACCGCTTTGAACTGGTCTATGGCCTTGACGAGAAGCTGAACCACACGCCAGCCATGGGCGATCGCGGCGAAGTCATCGGATTCTACGCCGTGGCCAAGCTCAAGGACGGCGGCCACTGCTTTGAGTTCATGAGCCGGAAACAGGTTGAGACCATCCGCGACGGCTCGCAGGGCTTCCAGCAGGCCAAGAAGTACGGCAAGGAGTCGGCGCACCCGTGGTCCGCTAACTTCGTCGAGATGGGGCGCAAGACAGTTATCCGCCGCCTCGCAAAGTTCCTGCCGCTGTCCGTCGAATTCCAGACCGGCGTGGCGCTGGATGCCATGGCCGAGTCCGGCAAGGATCAGCACAACGACGACATCGACGGCGATTTCATGGTCACGGCAGACGATGCGCCAGCGAACATCGACTACGACACCGGCGAAATCCCCCCGCAACTCGACCACAAGCAACCCGTCACCATCCCGCAGCAGTCCGCCCAGACAGCCGCCGCCGACCAGTGGCGCCCCGACCCCGAAGAAGAAGCCGCCATCCGCGCAGCAGAGCTTGCCGAGTCGCAGCGTGCCGCACAGCCAGCACCGCGCCAGCGCCGTGAGCGCGGCGGGCTTGGGCTGGAGTAATCGATTATGGGGTGAATGCGCAGGCTGATGCGCACACGGATGGACGGGAGAGTCTGGAATAAATGCTCCTAGGCCGGGATTAAGTTCTTGGCTGCCATGAAAAAGCGCCGACCAGCAAGCCGGAGATCAGCGCCGGCCGCCCCACCCACCACCAAGAAAGAGAAAATGAAAAACGCAATCATCTATCGCACCCCGAAGGGCTGGCCTGAAAGCGCCGTCCGGATGTCCGAAGCAATCAAGCACTTGGCGTTCGCGCCATGCCACCCTTCCGCGCCGGAATCTTTTGGCTTCGTCCTGCCCGCCGGTCACGCCGAAGGATTCGCGCACCGCATTGGGAGTCAGATCGTTCTGACGCTGCAGACCGAAACCAAGATCCTTCCGAAGTCCGTTGTAGCGCGCGCAGTCGCCGACCTGGCTGCCAATATCGAAGAACGCGAAGGCCGAACGATTGGCCGGAAAGAGCGCAAAGAACTTTCCGAAGTCGTTACCGCAGACCTTCTGCCGCGAGCATTCACTACACTGTCGCGCATCAGCGCCTACCTATTCCCTGACGACGGCCGGCTCGTAATTGATACGGCTAGCCAAAAGAAGGCCAATGACTTTGTGGAAATTCTGCTCCACATCGCGCCTGACAACGACATCAAGCCTTTCCAGACCAATAACCGTCCGGCTGATGGCATGACGGAATGGCTGCAAGGCGAAGCCCCGGACAGCTTGACGATTGACGACGAGTGCACGCTGGTGCGCGACGACGATGAGAACCCGACCGTCAAGTATCTGCACCACTCGCTCGACGGCGAGGACATCGCAGACCATCTGGCCTGCGGAAAGCGGCCTACTCAACTTGCTGTTACTTGCAACGATCGCGCATCGTTCGTCATTACCGATAAGCTGCACATCAAGCGTTTTGTTTTGCATGATGTGGTGGCGCTGGAAATCGGCGAGCAGGAAACGATGGCTGACCGTTTCGACGCTGAAATGGCGCTTCATGCTGGCGAAATGAAGATAGCCATAGACGCGATTGAGGAAGCGCTTGGCGGTCCGGTGCGGGAGGCGGCATGAAAATCACCGCCATCAAGACCTCCAACTTCCTCGGCGCCCGAGACGTCGACGTGAAGATAACCAAGCCAATCTGCCTGTTCGCCGGAAAGAACTTTTCCGGCAAGTCCTCTCTGCAGGAGGCCGTGCGCATGGCGCTGACCGGTGAAAGCGTCCGCGTGTCGCTCAAGAAGGAATACGGCCGCCTGATCACCGAAGGCCAGACCGTGGGATACGCCGTCGTCGAGCACGACGGCCAGCAGTCAGCCATCACGCTGCCAAACGGCGCCCACGAGCACACCGGGAACGATCGCCTGCCGGCCGTCCTGCCCTACGTCCTGGACGCACAGCGATTTTCAAGCCTGCCGGCCAATGATCGGCGCGCGTTCCTGTTTGGCCTGATGGGCCTGCGCACCGATGGCGAG